ATTAAAGTTACCAATAAACTTGGTCGGAGCAAACTCATTTAATGAGCCTTCCGCTACATTTTGTCTTGGCTCAACAAAATGTCTGCCGTCGCCGTCTTTCTGAATTATTTCTGTGATGAAGCTCTCGGGATAGTTCATCACTTCTGCTTTCATGTCTTGGCCCCAGGCGTCTACTATTCCGGGCCAGCCTCCTGGCTCTTTAGCAGGGATAAGTCGCCAATCTGTTACAAAACGATATCTTACACCAGTAGTGTCGTACCACTTGTGATCTAAATAATCCTCCCAACCCCTGGGTTCGTAAACTCTTTTGTATTCTTTTTCTCGATCCTCTCGGTCTTTGGGATCTAGATACCATATTGCTTCTATTTTTGGTCGGTCCCACATGATATAGACCTTGCCGGTAAACCGTTCTCCTCGAGGAAAGGGAGTTGCAGTATCCCCCATGGAATGTTTTTTATTTCTTGGCCAAACTAATATATTCTGTCCCTTAAAATCTAAGGGAAGTTCAAAGCCGTCATCGCCATCGTCCCTACCACCGCCATCGCCGCCTCCGGGATTAGGAGCTAATTCATTTAATTGGCCTTCCGCCACACCTTGGTCGCCATATAATTCATTAAGTTCTTTAAGTGTTTGAATGACCCCTTGCTTGATCAATTCTTTCATAGGTATATTGCCCATACCCACTGCTCTGATATAGTCGTCTAGTCTACCGCTGGATACTAGATTTACCACTACATCTTCTACTTCCCCACCATAAGTCTCGAAAGGGTCGGGCTGCAAACGCTCTAGAGCCTGTAGTATTTTATTAATAATACCTTCGTCGTCACTGTCATCTCTTTCATTGCGGTCATCGTCGCCGCCGCGACCTGCCCCGCCACCGCCGCGATTAAAGTTACCAACAAACTTGGTCGGGGCTAATTCATTTAATGAGTCCTTTGAAAGATTTTGTTTGACAAATACAAGATCGCCGTTGTCTAACCTATCTACATAACCTGCGTCAATGGCATCATCTTCCCAAGTGATATCGCCTATTATGTTTTCTAAGAAACTCCACCAATCATCATCACCTAAAAACTCTAAAGGTTGGCCATAATAGGTACTATTTTTCTTATCAAACCCATTTTGCATTACTGATCCAATGGCCGACATTCTACCTGTTCCTGGTTTGCCTAATTTATATATTAGGTGTTGATCGCTGTCGTCCTGCGGATTTCCTGTAGCTACAAAGTTAGGTGGTCCCTTTTTCACGCCATTTTGATTGATGCGTATTTCGTATACACCGCCATCGTCGTTGTTACCAACTACCCATGCTACTATTTTGTTTGTGTTTAGATTCTTGAATATTAGATTGACATCATTGGTTCCCATCTTTCTAGGGCCAGTGGCATAAACTATTCCGCTATTTTGATTTTCATTTAATTGGCCTTCCACCACACCTTGTTTCTTTTTTGTTGCTACATTAATTGCTGAACCTGAGCGTTCTGGATTTGGGTCTTCCCTTCGTTTTTTACTAGCAGCATATTTACGACCTTTTTTTCCTAATGCATGTGCTTTAGCCTGAGGCAAACATTTTGGCTTGCCTTCACTGCTATCACCTCGTGCGCAATCACCGCGAATTTTACCATCTGGACCAAATCTTACCCATTTTTCCTTAAACCATTGTTTTAAATTTTCATCTAATGATTCTTCAATATATGACTGTGATTTGCTAATAATTTCATCATAGCAAATTTCCTGTCTGATCTCTACTTTTCCATTGGGCAGTAATTTTTTAATATCATAAACATCCCCCTCTGCATCCCGTAAAGTATCTTGATAAATTGCAGGGTTCCCGTCTAGGTAAACCACATATTTTTTATTAATAATTCTTTTATTAGGAGCGGAAAAATCATCTAATAACATATTATTTCCTATTCATTGCCAACTAATCTATGATAAAAAGGCTGTTGTTTACCTTTTTTAACAGCTTTTTCTGTCCCTCTTACTTGGTCTCCTGGTTTCTGTGGTGGGGTTGTTTTTTCACCTGCAAAATCAGTTTCGTGTACAGGTTGTTTATATGTACCTCCAAAAAGTGAACCTATTTGACTTTTCTTTTTGCCACTATTCTTACCTGGTGGATTGTTTACCCCTGCCACAGAACCTGCAGTTGTTTCTTTTAATTTTTTATTTTCCTGCATTGGACACTCTGCCAAACCATGCACCGGACATTGAGTGCCTTCCATGGTATGATTGCATTTTTTGCCTTCCGCCACACTTTTGTTTTTATTCAGTGAGGGTGTTTTTTCTAACCATTGATTCAATTGTGAAAGAAGTTTTTCATCTGCGTTAAAATACGGATTACTTAAATCAATTAAATCTATATTTGTTGGGCCAAACGGTCCTGTTTGCTGTGTTGGTCCTGGGTTAGCTATAGTAATTTGCCCAGCCGGTCGACGACCGGTTGTACCTGCTTTGAGTCTTTGATTAAGTCCCATACGATTTGCTGCATCGTCAGAAACATAAGAAAAATCTACAAATGTTGGATTGTCCCCTTCTGTACCAAGTGTTTGTGTGGCTCTGTACTTGGCTTTTACCCATTGTCCATTATGAATTTTTATATAAGTGATTCTCGGAGCAAATAAATCGAATTCATTTAATTTGCCTTCCGCCACACCTTGCTGCAATCCTGGTACTTCATTCTTTAGCACACTCATTGCTCGTTGTAGACTACTATAAGAATCAATGTGCTTACCATTGGCATGAATCATAAAATCATCTCCGGATTGTATGATTTCATATTTGCTGCCATTGTCTCCTGTACCCAAGAACACAACATTGTTGGCAGCAGGATTTCTAAATGCGCCAGTTGGGGCTCTACGACCACCTTTTTCCCAACTTACTTCTTCGTCGCCATACATGTCGCCTTCTGCCACACCTTGCGTATTGATTCTTTTGAATACTATATTGGCAACACGATTGTATATGTTTTCTGGAATATTATTCTTGGCAAAATAACGATCCAACGCACGATACACAGTGCTGTCATGACGCATGGTCTGTAACTTTTCTAAGTTTTTTCCAGAAGTTAGTTTATCTGCCACAGACATGGCCTGTTGATCGAGGTCTGAGCCTTCTTCTACAACTTGATCTATCTTCTTAACAGATTTTGCTAATTGATCCCCTGCATCTGTCATCTTTTTAATAAAAGTGGCTGTGCCTGAACTAGCATCGTAACTGCCATACTGAGTAGGGCCAGCAGTCGGTAAATCCCAAACTATAGTTGTTACATTTGGGTTTTTAGGATCTTGCTCTAATTTAATAGCGCCATAATACGCTCTTGCTAATTGATCTAAAGTTTTTGTATCTAATCCAGTAATTACATAATTTTCTGATTTGCCTTCTTGACCAGATACTATCTTATATTCAATTAATTTTTTTTTTGGCTCTGCGTTTTCAGCTATTGTAGCTTGTGGAGTAATTTCATTTATATCTTTAGTTAAAAATTCATATTCTAGATACTCACGCACTCTTTTTAAGTAATCATTTGCTAGTGTAATTTTACTGCTTACCCAGCCCTCTAATCCTTGTGCTTCACTTATGTTGCGTAGTAATTTATGTAATGCTAATGCATTTTCTGCCGTATTAAAGCACTCTTGACGCGCCATCTGAACTTCATGGTCTTGATGAGCTTCACTTGCGTCCTCAACAAATCCTTCTTTAAGAAAATCTAAACTTTTCATGTTTTTTACCCCAATTATGGTATTTATACAGTTATTTTTATTTTATTGCTAAAACTAAAATCTAACATTGGATTAACATATGCTGAAATTACTTCTGGAGTTACTATTACATCATTTATTTTTATCCATTGAAAATTAAATGGTAACTCAATATCATTAAAATTTACTTCTCTACTTTTTTTTAATTTATTGAATAAAGTATGAACTATATTCAGTTCCAAATTATCTACTTTTGCAACTGCAATTTTTTCATTTACAATGTAATATTCTGTATCCCAATGCGTGGTTCTTTCTACTAATAAATCGTTATTAGCATAAATCCTGTACGACTCTGGTATCTCTAATTTATAATTAGTAATTATAGGGAGTTCTATACTAACAAAATCCATGTTTATAGATCAATTGGCTTCAACTCTACAGCATGCGGGTATTTTTTATTAAATATTCTCATAATTATACCTGCTTTGGCATGAGCTTCATTTTCCTCTGGACTGCCAGTGTCTCCACTTTTAGCATTTAATTTATGATCTAAGTGTTGCTTAAAGTGAACAAGTTCATGCGCCAATGTTCTTAAAATATCAACAGGATGTCTACCACCTAATGCAAGATTTATTTCCACACTATCATTTAAATATCTACCAAATGTTGCTTGCCCATTGGCTGGTGCAATATGCTTATGTAAATGTATTGGGGGCAATACATCTAATTTTAATTGCTCCATTGTTATTGTTAACATGTTAGATAATAAAGTTATAAAATTGTCCTGGTTAATGTCTTCAAGTACCTTTTTTGATTTAGTGTGTTTGCCTGCTTGCCTAGCTTTTCTACCCTGGCAATGTGCTTTTTGGCTAAACCCTTTAGGACTATTACAATTTATACTTTTCTTGTATTTGTTAGACCATTTTTCATTTACTTGCGCTTCAGGCAATTTGTATGGAGCTTGAGGGCGTATGGCTTTAAATTCTGGATTCGTCCATATTTCTTCTTCAGGTCCAGCAATAGTTACCCTTGGTGTTGGTGGGTTTGTTATTTTTCCTGTTACTGGGTCTCTTTGAAGATGCTTTGTCATTGCTTTTGAAAACTGTCCCGAAAACATGCCTTGAAAAAAGTCTGCTGGAACAGGGGGTTGATTTGGACTTACAAAATCATGATAGTTTTCTGGAGTAACTTTTACTTCTGTTTCTTTTATTCTTCCCTCAGCTAATCTAAACCCTCTTAATGCATGTTGAATAGCACCAGGTTTTACATCTTTAGTCAAACTATTACTATATCTAGGATCTTTTTTCTGTTTTTTATTAGCAATTACCCCCACCCCTGCAGCTTCTTCTTTAACATTTCCCGATATTGGGCTTACAGTAGATTGCCCCATAGGGCTAAGATCTTCGTTATTGGGAGTCGAATAAGGAATTTTGTCCAATATATTGGCTAAGTTTTTGTTAGCTTTACCATATAATTGTTTTAAGTATTCCACTCTTGCATCGGGATTGTTTCTAATTTGATTCCATAAATTTCTGCATTCTGTACCGTGACTAACATCATAGTTTTGCCCTAGTATATTAATAGTTTTTTGTATTTCTGGAATAATTGCCACATAACCATGTTTATCTGCAGTTACAGGAGCAGCACCAGTCCACATTTTATAATAACTTGGACTACCAGCAGGCTTTATATTTCCATTCTTATCAGTAATATTTTTACTAGTAACTGAATCTGGTTTAAGACGATCTGCATCTGGAGAACCCACTGCTGCTATAAAAATAGTATTTTCAGCATTAAATTCTTCAGGCAAACTATACATATTGCTAGTTTCAATAATTTTATCTTGAGGTACTCCAGCAGCCGTCATTAGTGTAATTTTGTCCTGAAAATTAAAAGGACTTTTCTTTGTATCAGTCTTGTCACTGGTCAAGATAAAAACATTATTTGCACCAAAACTTTGTTGTAAAGTTTTAAAAACTTCAAAATGTCCCTGGTGAAAAGGCTGAAAACGCCCAGGATAAGTTACTATTATCCTGGGCTTTGTGGGATTAAGATCTTCTAATAGCATACTGTAAATTTTTAATAATATACAGTATTTATTATGAATAAAATAATCAGGCTTCTGGTTGTTTTTCCAATGCCTGTTTAGCCAATTGCTCTTCTACTACTTTTTTCTGTGCTGCAAGTGCTGCTTGTCCTTCAGGGCTATTAGCATCTACTCGTTTTAGACCTTTGCGTTCCAATGCTGCTAGATCGCCTTTAAACTCATAATGACCAATATGATTAAGCAATACACGACTATCAATCCAAATATCACCGCCTAATGCTTGCCAACGACGGCAAAAAGTCCAATCTTCGCTTAGATAATGCCCTTTGGCATCAATAATAGTATCAAAAATACTAAACATAAATGGCTCATACTGTTTACCAAGCCCAATATCGTCTACATACTTACATTCTGGGTGTGATTCTGTAAGTTTTTTGTAAACATCTTTTTTAAATAGTAAGAAACCAGTGCCTGCTGTATCAACTTGGAAACATGGGCCTTCAATTCTGCCACCATTTTTTAAATTAATTACATAATCAATAGGCAAGCTTTTCTTTGGATAAAGTCCACCAATTACATCTTTATCTGCAGCCAACATTCCAAAAATACTTTCTGGTTCAAATCTAATATCAGCGTCAATAAACATGAAATGCGTTGCAGCAGCATTTGTCATCATTTTAGCACAAAGGTTATTTCTTGCCCTTGTAACTAAACTTTCATTGACCATAGTATCTAAACTCCAGTTTAGTCCTACCTTAGCTGCAATTAAACTGAACCTAATGAAGCTGGTCATTGTTGGTTCACTAACCATACCACCATAACAAGGCATTGCAAAATGTACATGTGCCTTTGTGAAATCATATTTGATAGGTGATTGTTGTACAGTTGTATTAGTTTCAGGGACCGGCATAATTGGTTTAGACAGTTTTGGAATAGTTACTTTACCAGCAGCACCATCTTTTGCTTTTGTTAAATCGATTTCTTTTGCTTTTTTATCACTCATTGATTTTCTCTTTCAATTTAGTTTTCTATTTCTACTACTAATCCATCTCCTAATAGTTCCTGAACCAACTGCTCTAAGCTAGCAAGAGCATCCGGTGTTAAACTATCAGCAATGGTCGTTTTATTTTTTAATGTATTGTCTTTTACTAACCTACTTAGTTTTATAACAAGTAAATGTTCTTCAATTTTTGCCATAGATTATCCTTGTTTGAAATATTTATATTAAACTCTTACAACCTGAAAAGTTTTTCCAATTAAGTTTGGATAAGCTAATTTTAATAATAGTAAAATTTTTTCATCTGTACAATAAAAATATGTACTGTTATAATACCAATTGTTAGAATCCATATTCATTGTAATTCTATTAGTGGGATAAATTTCGTCGCCTAAATTATAAAGATAAGACATCAGACTTTGTCTTTGTTCAGTAGTTTCTTTTGTCCTAACTCCCCCATTTATTAAAAATTTAAATTTATACTTTTCATTTATTTTTTTAACTAAAATTACATTTTCCTTTAACAATTCAATTGTATTATCTTTGGGGCCACTCACTTCAAAAATTTTAGATCCATAAATTTTAAAACAGGTTAAGATGTCCTGTAATTCTGTTTCTGTTTCTGTATAAAAACTAATATATGGGTGTTCAATTCTATATTTTACCCCAGGGTTATTAATTATATATTTGTACAAATAGTTGTTTAGTTTGTAATCCACCGGAACGGTATGAAAAGTACGATCCCACGGAAAGGAATTACTACAAGCTATTTGATGATAAAAATTAAGTTTAGCTATATCACCTTTGACAAAGATATGACGCCTTATGCCTGCAGCTTGTATTTTAACTCTATATAAGTATTTTCCATAAAATCTCTTTTTAGTTTCAACTAAGTTCAAGATTGGGTTTAATGTTTTCAAAAATAATATATCCATTTTCATCTGTACTATTTAAAATATACATATCCAAAATATTTTCTTTTACTAAAAATGTAAATTCTTTATCAAAATCCACGGTAATACTACTATTTGTAATATGGTCAAATAAAATTTTCTTACTTAATGGCACTTTTATAAGTTCATTTATCTTTCTTGCCAAAGGCCTTGCACCCATTTTACTGTCATAACCCTTTTCAATTAAATGATCAATAGCTGCATCTGTTAATTTTACTACAAGTTTTTTATCTTGCAATAAATCATTCATTTCATTAATAAGTTTTTCAACAATAAGTTTAATTGTATCTTTGCCTAGTTTATTAAATTTAACAATACCATCTAACCTATTTCTAAATTCAGGTTTAAAATATTCCTTTACTGCAATATCTTCTTCACCGGTTTTAGAAAGATTAGTGCCAAACCCTATTGTATTGCGTTCATTGTCTGCTGCACCTAAATTACTGGTTAAAACTATAATACTATTTCTGCAATCTGCTTTTTTGCCATTACTACTAGTTACAATTCCCTCATCCATCATGGTTAATAAAATATTACTAACATCTGGATGTGCTTTTTCTATCTCGTCGAAAAGGATAATACAATTTGGATTTTTTTCTATTTCGCTAATCAACAAACCGCCACCTAGATTGCCATCATCGTACCCAACATATCCGGGGGGAGCACCTATCAGTTTTGCAACTGAATGGCGCTCTTGGTATTCACTCATATCAAATCTTAATAATTTCATCCCGAGATACTCTGCTAATAGTTTACAAAGTTCTGTTTTACCAGTACCTGTAGGTCCTAAAAATAAGAAACTACCCACTGGTTTATTAATAGCTTTTAAGCCTGCTCTACTAACATAAATTTTGTCTAATACAGAATCAACTGCATTGTCCTGGCCGTATAATTTTGATTTAATTTTAACATCTAGATTAATAATAGTGCTAGTTTGTTCTGCTAAAGTTTCAATGGGCACTTTAACAATTTTACCTATTGTTTCAATAATATGGCTTTTATTTAGTACAAAATGTTCACCTAATACCTTTAATTTTGCTGCTGCAGTGTCAATAAGATCAATAGCTTTGTCTGGTAATTTTTTATCAGTCTGAAATTTTACACTTAGATCTACACTAGCATCTATTGCTTCTTTGGTTATTGTACCATTATGAAAATCTTCAAATTTTTCCTTAAGACCATAAATAATTTCCTTAGCTAGAGAAGGGCTTGGTTCCTCTACAGTAAGCCTATGGAATCTACGCATTAATGCTCGGTCTTTTTCAAAACTTTGAGTATATTCTTCCCAAGTGGTACTAGCAATCACTTTAATTCTACCTTTAGTGAGAGCAGGTTTAATCATATTACCAAAATCAACGCTACTATTACTATTACTGCCTGCCCCTCGCATTTGATGGGCTTCATCTATGAATAAAATACATTTGCCCTTTTTTTGTAAAGCCTTAATAATTTCCTTTAGTTTTTCCTCAAACTCACCACGGTATTTGCTTCCTGCTAATAAACTGCCAATATCTAAATTATAAACCGTATACCCAATTAAATATTTTGGAACATTTTCTTTAATAATATGTAATGCTAGACCTTCTGCTATAGCAGTTTTTCCTACACCTGGATCGCCTACTAACAGCACATTAGATTTGTTGCGTTTAGCCAATACATTTGTAATTTCTTCTAGTTCTAAATCACGGCCAATGACTGGGTCGATTTCATTATTTTCTGCTAGTTCATTTAAATTTATGCAAAATTCATCTAAAATTACATCAATTTGTGATTTAGATTTCTTTTTAGTTTGTGATTGGGAATAGTTATTATTCCAAATAGTTAAAATTTTATTTTTTTCTAGTCCATATTTAAGTAAGAAGTATCTGGCATAACTTTTTTCTTCAGTCAAGATGCTTAGATACAGGTCAATTACCTGCATATGTTGGCGGCCGCTGAATAAAACCTGAGTAAATGCTCTGTTAAATACTCTTTCCAAACTATGTGTCTTTTTAGGCACATCAACATTATCACTTACTAATGACTGGTCACTATCCAGATAATCAATTAACTCTTGTTCTAAAGCTGATATATCATATCCTTCATTGATTAAAACATTAGTAAAGCCTTCTTTCTTAACCATAGCCAATAGTAAATGTTCTAAAGTTACATAAGAATGGCTTTTTGTAGAAGCAAACTCGCTTGCTGCAAGAATAATTTCTTCAATGTCTGGATTAGGCTGTAGCATAAAATTATTTAACCTTGTTCTTTAATCATATTAACTAATTGTTTTTGTTTCTCGTTTAAACTAGGGATTTTTATATCAATAACAATTATAAAGTTTCCTTGTATATCAACTTGAAATCCTGGTAGTCCTTTACCTGGAATTTTAAATTTGGTATTGTTTTGACTACCTGCAGGTACTGTCACAGTATACAGTGTTTTGTCTAAACTTTCAACAGTTATTTCACATCCTATCATAACATCTAATGCATTTATTGGGCATATTTTATATAAATCTAGCCCATGAACTTCGAAATACTCGTTTTTGTAAATACGCACAGTCACTAATAAATCCCCATTTGGTAAAGATGGTATAGAATCTTCCCCCATATTAGGATATTTAATAGTTGTACCTGGAGTTACCCCTTTGGGTATTTTTATACTGTAAGTTTTATTAGCACCACTGGGCATTCTAATATTAATAGTTTTACTTTGATCGGTTAATGTTTCTTCTAAGGATAGATCTAATTCTATTCTCAGGTCATTATTTTTTCTTCTGTTTTGATGGAACGGACGATCACCAAATGGGTTAAACCCAAAATGTTGAAAAATATCATTTATATTATGAATATTATTAAAGATATTGGGCTGTGGGTTATCGTATTGTGCTCTTTTTTGTTCATCACCCAATGTTGCATAAGCTTCTTGGATTTGTTGAAAATGTGCTGTATCGCCGCCTTTATCTGGATGATGTTTACTTGCTAGCCTACGATAAGCTTGTTTTATTTCTTCTGCAGATGCATTGCGATTTATACCGAGAATACTATAATAATCCATGATTCATTATAAAATAGAAAGGGATAGAATGCAAGCTATCCCTTAGTCAAAGATTTAGAAAAGTTATTATTTTTTAGCGTCTGGTACTTTTTCACCTTCTACTTTTTTATGAACTGTAATGATTTTGCATTCCTTGGCTGGACTACCATCCGCCTTTTTAATCACATTGCCTTTACTATCTTTTTTATCTGTACAAACTTCCTTTTTTTCGCCTGCAGCAAATGCAAAAGTTGACAGTGTTACTAATAAAATACTAATTATTTTTTTCATTTTTTTACACTCCTTAAATTAGTGGTTGTTCTTCATCTGGTATAATTTTTTTCCCAGATGCTGTCATTTGTATAGGGGCGCCTAACGGATTAGGCACAGAACCAAAATTATTTGTAGGCGGTACATTGCCCCAATTCGATGCCGAACCAAAATTGCTAGCACTAAACGCGGTATTTGTGGGAGAATTAAAATTCATAGCGTTTCCACCTAAAGGCATATTACTGAATCCAGATGTAGGAAATGATTCTGTTTTGGGTGGTGGAGTCTTGGCTGAATCTGCAGCAGCTTGTGCATTCTTTTGAGCAGCCAACATAGCTTCTTTATCTTCTTTACTATTACCTGCTAGCATAATGCCTGACAGTGTGCCTGTTAAAAAAGTTGCAATAGGCACAATAAGTTCAAAAAACTTTTGATCTATTGGTGATATTGCATTAAGTGGTTGTGTAACAAATATTAACGAATACAATACAACAAACACAATACCAGTTAATGTTAATGCAAGACAAACTCCAATAAAGAATTTTAGTCTAGCCATTAATTGTTCTTCAGTATATAAAAGAGTTCTATTATTTTCCACAATTTGCTCCTTGTGCGGTTGCCGGAACACAAATCGGCGCACCCGATAAAGTATTTGGTCTAGTTTGATCATCTTTTGGTGGTCCTAATCTGGGGTCTCTTTGACCTTTAAATATATGCTCTGGGCAAGTTCTGCTTACATCGCAAAGAGGCGGTTTACAAAATTCTTTATCCCAATTGTTAGGATCTTGACAAGGGTAACGAAACCTGTCCCCACTACACATTGCCATTCCTACAGGCAATGCTAATAATATTAAAAGGTATTTTACTAATCTATGATCATGCATAATTTTGCCTTGTGATATCCTATATAGTTTTAGATCCTTTTGGATCTTCATTGTTTTTATTATTTAAATACTTGTCAAAAATTGCATTACCTACCCATATAGCCATGTAACCTGTGAAATACCACTCAGTAAATTTACTATCTAATATCAAATATATAAATCCCCAAGTGCTTACTATCCATGCTCCCAGTCTGGTAAATTTCTTTTCGTCTAATGTACCATTTTTACATATAAGGTCTGTTAAATCTATTTTACTTTTTGTGTCCTTATGCCAGACAAATAGTAATGTAATTAAGAAAAATATAGATATACCTAATACAACACTCATGCTTACATTAAGTTGTGATAATTTTGACCAATCTAGTTCAAACATTACAGTCCTAGCCAATTCTTTTTAGGTGCTTCGATAGTAACAGTTTTACTATTTGCCTGAAGTTGCTGTAAAAGCATGATACCGGTAGCTCGTACCGCAGGGTCTGCACTTTTAGTCATTTCTGTCAATGCTGCTAATCTTGCTGTTTCTGCTACAGTTAAATCTTTACTCACGCTTCTTTGCGCATCAGCATAAATTTGATAATTATTCGCAGCACAGCCTGTTAACGCTAAACACGCCATCAAAGTTAAAAATAATTTCATTTTCCTACCTCATCATATATTTTTTTAATATTGGTGTACCATTCATTCCATCCTTCTACTCTGTTTGAGCATTCATAGTATAGAGTGTAATTTTGTACCACTGTTTTAAGTAATTCTGTTATAGGGGTACCACCTGCTTTAGTTTCTATAGTTTTTAATTCTTCACATTTTTTTAATAAAGATTGTGGAGCATTGGGAAAGTCCATTTTTACTGGAACAGGTTTAGTCATACATCCTGACAGAAATATTATTGCCGTTAAAGCAACATATTTCATTTCTTTTCTCCTTTTGCTGCTGCATTTAATTGAGCTGCTTGATTATGTACATCAATAATTTCCGCAGGGACAGGGCAGTTTTCTATATATTTTACTACTTCTTCTTTTTTTACAATTTCACGGTCTACATATTGTATTAAAGTTTCGCCTCGTTCTTTTACTACTCTATCACGAAACACAACTTTTTCTTCTACCTGCACAATTACTTCTGCAGCTTTATTTTTTGCTTTATCTAATTCCTCTTGAACTTTCTTTACTTCTTCTCGCCACATCATTTCTGTTACATAACCACCTTTAAAGTATAGGCCAGCTGCAAGAATAATTACACTAACAACTTGAATAAGTGTATGGTAATTTGCTAAACCTGGTATCAATCTTAGAATTCGATTTAGTACAAAAAAGGAAAGTAAAGTTAAAATTATTCCTAAAATTAGAACCGCATTTACTATGAATTCTAAAAGGCCATCTGGTAATAAGTGTAACAGCCACATATCATTTAGTCCTTTGTTTTAAATCAGAAATTTCTTTTTTCAAATAGTCGAATTCCTTTTTCATTAGTTCTATATCTACACTATTTTTTCCTGGTTGGTTAATATAATGTGTAAATCTTTCGTCTGCTATTTTTACATTGTGTTCTAAATCTTTTATTTTATTTTGAGTTGTAAAAACATACCATGATGCAACAACAATCGCACTAATAATTGATATAAGAGTTTTTAGTGGTACTGTAATTTCTGTTTTTTCATTTAATTCTACTGACATTTACTAAGCCTCTATTGATTTACAAACCCAAAGATTTCAAAGCATCTTTAGCCATTTTAATTCCTTCTTCTGCTGCTTTAGCATCAGGCCCAGCACTTGCACCTTTAGGTAAAACACCTTCGCATATAAGTGTAGCTATTATTGGTGCTATACCTGACCCAACAGCCACACCTACTCCAGCAGGTGTTCCCCAAAGCACTGGGTTGCTAATTGTTGTATTAATACAGTTAGCAAGACAATTAAACATTAAATTTTTGTTTACTTGTCCTTTTACTCCTGGAATTAAAAAAATACCTTCTGTGATAATATAAGATATAGAACAAGATAATACCATAGTTTGGGCTTTTGTAACTTGTTTACCGCCTTGTGATGCAAACCAAGCAGCCCATGTCATACTGGCTGCAGTTGAATTAACTGTTCCTGGATCTGCAGGTGCAGGTTTGGGGGTAAAATAAGCAACAATTCCCATGGTCAACGCAGTGGTTAAGCCAATACGACAAGCATTAGCATCAAGCCAAGCATAAGCATCTTCTGCTGCTTTTACTATAGCTTCAGAGCCTTCTTTATATGCTTCTGCAGCAAATTTAGAACCCTCTTTCCATTCATTACTTGCCACATTGAAGCCAGCTTTCGCTGCTTCTTCTGTATTTTTTGCAATTGTATTTCCTACACTTTGAGCAACTGCTGCTGTATTATTTGCCAAACTTACAGAATAATTATATGCATCTGTCGCTACTTTAGTTGCGTCTTTATAGACATTAGTAGTATCTTTTACCACTGTGTCTACTGCTTTTGTTGTTTCTTTTACGACAGGATCAACAACTGTTTTTTTTGTATCACTAACTGCTTTATCCCAGCTTTTCTTACTAAAAGGATTGAACCCCATATTATACTCCTAAAATGTGACAGGCATGATTATAATGTTTGATACGATCTTCAAGACCGATTGTTCCACCATTAATTCGTTTGGTAAGCATTAACATATCGCGTTTATCTGCCCATTGGTTCAAGTTATTTGCTTCCCAGAACCAGCAAGCACTTTGCACACAGCCTTCAAAAGTTGTTAAATGTTCACTTGCTTCTTCTACGCTTATTTCTAAACTTTGAGCATATCTTGTATAATTATCTTTACCAGTTAATTGAATTAGACCACGCCCACAGTATCTAAAGCCATCACCACTTTCTTCAGGGCCATTGCCCATACGATTTGCATAAACTCTATTAGCAATAGCTTCTTGTTTTTGGGGATTAGGCATACCAGCATATTGTCTAGCTAAATCATCAGTTGGAAAATATTTGGGAAATATTTTTCGTAATGTTTCTGCTCTATAGTTTAAATTTTCTTTAATTGCTCTAAAGTTGCCCGATTCGTGAGCACATTGAGCTAAAAATGCTGCCACTCTTAGTTGTGTATTAATATCGTAATCAGGCAATATTTTGCATAAAGCTTCATACCAATGGTCAATATAGGGATTATTAGTTACTATTTTTTTTAGTTGGTCTATTGTAAAATCAAAGTCAAAGCCTTGAGACATAGGACAATCGCTCCTAACACTTTAACTTATTTATTTAGAATTCGGTTTATTTAATACCAGCCGCGGTTTTCAACCAATTAGTATAATAATTATCAGTAGTTTTTGGTTTAAATGGCACTCTAGCAGCTTCTTTAAGTTTATCTAGGTCTTTATCGCCAAATCTTTCTCTGTACATTTTAGGACTTAGTGGCACATTTTGCTCTAATGCTTCTACGGTAGCGGGATAGTCTACATCGTCGTCGTGATATTCAAATGTCCATTCATCTAAATTTTGTTCTGTTAAGTTAAGAATATCCGCTAATAGTTTCGAAATGTTTTTTGGGCATTGCCTATTTCTTTCCATTTCAACAAATACCAACCATTTTCCTTTATGATTTTCCCCTGAACTTAAATCTGCATCTTGTACAAAATCATAACCACGCTCAATAAATTCCATCAGATCTGTTGCAGGGGATTTGCCGTTCACAGTAAAGCTAATTACCATTACATCTGCATCATCGCCCATTTTGCTTCTAAATTCATCAATTGTAAAATGTGGATCCACCAATCTTTTAAGATCTCCGTGTTCCAATCCTTCAAGAAGTTTAGATTGTGGGTTGTTGAGGGACTTGTCCAATTGGTGCTCCTAATTGTTGTGCTTGTGCTTCTTGTTGTTGTCCAGTTTTTTGTTTTTGTTCGTCGTCCATGCCTTCTTCGTAAGCAGTTTCAATATCCTCTGCATCAATAATATCGTTTTCTAATTCTAAGCTTCCACGCTCTATTTCGCCCATTAATTTTTTGGGCATGGTGATTGTAACCACCCATACTGGTTTTTCTACCATTCTAGGATATTTTGTGCCTGGCTTAAAGTCATCTGGGCTTTTTACATCAATTGGATATTCGTATTTGTCTTTTTCAAAACTAACTTCACATCCATGGTTTAGTAAACGCTCGGCACCGCTGGGATCAGGCATTTTACGATAAGGATACATCCAACTGCATGTCACAAAGTATTTTTCATAAATTGGACCTTTTACCAGTTCCCCTAATTGCCAATTCTTAAAACTATATAGATCTAAACGATCTAATACTCTTTCATAATCTATCAATGTATTAATGCTACTATCAGTCATATAAACTGATTTTACATTATCAATAATATCTTTTATATTTGTGGCCATAGTTGTATCGGTTTATTTTATTTATTCTTTTCTGCTTACAACTGGCAAATGAGAAATTTGGTGGATAGTCTAATACTTATGCTTATATTCCAAATATTATATACAAGCTTTGAACAAAGTTTTAGCTATTAAATAGTTAGGTGTAAAACACAATTTTCTATGGCAGGAGGATAGATTGTCAAAAAGAAAAGCACGATTTGCAGCACAAGCAGTTGAATCAAATGTTATAAATATCAATTCATACTATTCAAGAAAACGACAGGTACATTTATTACCAAAAACATTAAATCAAGAAACTTACATTAATCTACTTACAGATCCCGCAAAATTAATTATTTTTGCAACTGGCCCAGCTGGTACAGGAAAAACCATGTTGGCCATGCTAGCTGGAATAAAGGCTTTAAAGCAAGGGACAATTAATAAAATTGTACTGACTAGGCCTGCTGTAGGAGTTGATGACGAACAGCATGGGTTCTTACCTGGAGATTTAAATCAAAAGATGGAACCATGGACCAGACCCTTATTTGATGTTTTAGCTGAATATTATGATAAAAAAGATATCGCTAAAATGCTAGATGAACAAGTAATTGAGATATCTCCACTAGCTTTTATGCGGGGCCGCACCTTTAAAAACGCATGGATAATTGCAGACGAAATGCAAAATGCGACTCCTAATCAGATGAAAATGCTGCTGACCCGTTTAGGCGAATCAAGTAAAATGGTTGTTACAGGGGATATACAACAAACAGATAGAACTACTAAAGATAACGGTTTACTAGACTTTAAACAACTAGTTTATACCTATTCAACTTGTCAATATGTGGCAGGAGTAGAACTTACTGGCAAAGATATCCAACGACATCCTGCAGTTATAGAAGTACTTAAAATCTATAACGAAATTTGATAAAAAAGGGACTTTACTGTCCCTTTTTTATTATACTGGTTAATGCATCAACTTGACTTTGTAGTCTGTTAACTTTTCTTTCTAAAAACTTAACAGTTAATTTTTGATCATTATTTTGCTGCGCTAAACTGCCGAATTGCTCACGCCATACTTTCATTTCTTTTTCATGACCCAATAAGGTGGGTCTAGGCGGAGCATTAGGATCCACGATCTTTACTTTCTTTTTGGCTCTATATTGGTCAAACATATAATTACTTATCTATTTGACTTAGTTCCACTAAAGTAGCTGCTAAATTAATTTCTGGATCAGCAACCATACTATGATTTACAAGACCACGCCTAATAATTAAAATAGCTTCATCCTGGCCAGAATCTGTCTCACTCCATAAATCTAAATTATTATAAGCCCATGTAAAAAATTCTTCCATTTCTTCTGGACGAACTTGACTAGCTAAAAGCTGTCTGGCATCTTTCCATTTTTGTTTTTTAAACAGCTCCACCATTACTAATCTATAATCAAATGTTGTTGATTCTGTAGTTATAATTTCTTTTAGTGCACCAGTAGTACTATTTGTTTGTAATAAATTTAAACATTTCCTTAGATCAGGATAAGTTGCTTTTACATAGGTATCTAGTTGGTCCAATTCAAAGTCAATATTTTCACTTACTAAAATAGTGGCCACTCTAGCTGTAAATTCTGTTTGATCAGTTTTATCTATATGTAACTCTGTACATCTACTTTTAATAGGACTAATGATTTTTTGATGATAATTGCAAGTTAAAATAAACCTTGCATTTGCTGCATAAGTTTCTAACAACCCACGCAAAATACCTTGTGCATTTGGACTAAGATAGTCTGCCTCATCTAACAATACTATTTTTAGTTCACCAAATGGCATTGTGCTAACAAATCCTTCGATTTTACTCTTTAAAAAGTCAACACCATTATCTCTACTAGCATTAACTTGTAAAAAGTCATAGGGATCTATTCCAAGTTGATTGACAAGAATTTTTGCTAAGGTTGTTTTGCCTGTGCCTGCTGGTCCATATAACAGTAAATGAGGGATAGATTGTTGATCAATCCAGGATTCTATTTGTTCTTTTACACGAGAATCTGTAAAAACATATTCATTAATGGTTTTCGGACGATAAAATTCAGTCCATAATTTATTTGCAATAGTCATAGTTTACCTCAAAGGCTATTATAACAAAAGTAATGGAAAATACAAAATTATTTGGTAGTTGTTGCTGCTACTACCACCCGTTTACGCAAACTACTTGAACTAAAACTATGATCTCTACCGTTAAAAATACAAGTTATACCCCGCCTGTTACAAATATCTTTACCTGTAAAATCTCTGTTTTCATACTCTACCCCCAATATCCTTACATTTAGCGGTAAGGTTAAAAGTATATCTTCCAAATCTTTTTCTGTTTCATAAACTACAATTTCGTCAACAAATCGACATGCACTAACTTGTATTTGTCTTTCTACTATACTTTGTACAGGTTTATTTTTTGTATCAGGCCTGTCAATTGTTGGGTCAGTTTGTAAACCTACTATTAAATAGTCACAGTGATTTTTTGCTTCTGACAACATTGCAATATGTCCTGCATGCAATAAGTCAAAAGTACTGAATACAATGCCTATTACTTTTCCTTGTTCTTTTAATTCACGAACTTTATTGAATATCATTTTTTTAATAATTCCCATGCAAAGTCTTTTTCTAATTTGTCCACAAATTCTGTTTCACCCACAAAGGTTGGGCATTTGTGTAATAGTTTGTTAAGATGATATTTAATTTTTAATAAATCTTGTTTATACCCAAAAGCTGTGTATCCATCACTTCTAGGGTCAGAACAATTATAATAAAGTTTGTCCAACTCCCAACAAATTTTTTGATCTCTTGTCATAATTAGTCACCTAATTCAGATATAACATCATCTGCATTTGGTTCTTCATCAGTTACTAAAAGAATAGCCTTACTGTCTATCCTTCTAACAGTAATAAACTTGTCGGTTTCTACTTCAAACTTGACGCCTCTTGTCCACCTACCATGTTCTACTAAGATCCATTGGCCAGGGACCACATCTTTTTGTTCAGGCCCAATAGCATAAACTTTGCCCCATCTGGGCCTAATGCCTGAATTCTTTTTGTCGTCACCTAAAAGAACTAGACCACTACTTAAAGTTCGTTCTCCAAAGTTCATTGATGATACCAATACATGATCTTTTAATGGTTTTAATTTTTTCATTTTTTTCCTTTATAATGTGTTACATTTTGTTGTTGATTAGCATTATAGTATTCTTTCATTTTTTGTTCTCTTGTTTTAATAATTTTTCCATCAGGGCCAATATCGTCACCATTTGCATTTACTTGCATATTGCCCACAGCTTGAGCCTTTTCATTCATTAGAATTAAAGCATCAAAATTAATTAATTGACCTTGAGCAGATCTATAAATTCTTGGCATATATCCTCCTTAGGTTAAAAAATGCATTTGTAAATTATTAATATCTTGTATCATTTGTTATGTCTCTTATAAAATTATTTTTAGACATTATGAGTTCGTAATTATACTCACAGACCTGTTTAGCATGAAACAAGAATTGTTCTAATTCATTGGTAGACAAATTACAAAGGCGCTTAATTTCTTGTATAATCATCACCATTCTTGAAATATCATCTGTTTCTTCATCATATGATTCGTCAATAATATTATCAAAAGTTTTGTATCCCAAGTCTTTTAAATAAGAAAGAGTGTTAGGACGACCCAGTACTATAAATGGGTGCATATTAGCAATAGGTTTAAAAATTTTTTCTGTTAAAAATAATGCTGGCTCATAATCAAAGAAAAAATTTGTTTCAGTTACAACACTAAAATATGTATTACGATACAAATCAAGAGTGGATGGTGTTAACAAATAATGATTTATGCTAAGATTCGATTGATCTAGATACAAATTGGGAATAGAAAATATTAGATCCTTGTTATTTAATAGCCTCTGTCCTATGTCGGGATAATTTTTATGTGCTGCAAGCATTGCGCTCCATGATTGATCCCATCCCCATTTATCTTCACACGGACCAAGACTAATAAATCCTTTATCTAAAATACCTTCTAGACACATATGTGCAACAAGGCAGGGACGATGCAATCTCCAACGCCTATTAAAATTTAAAAATTTCTTTGTGTAAATTTTATTTTCTAATGTTACTAATAAATTTTTTTTAAGTGCTGGTATAGTTTTTAATGTTTGTTTAAGGTCATTTTCAAACAGATTTGTATTAAAACAGCGTAATATTTTTTTGCCTAATTTACTAGCAACTTCTTTAATTGTTGTTTTAATTGTAGGTGATTCTGTATAGATTTGGATAAATTCTTCTGGAATACCTAATTTAATTACTGCATATTGATATATAGGTTCAATTACATTTACATTAGCTTCGCGCCAATGATAGAGCATAAGTATGATCTTACCAGATTTTATATCTTGTAATATATTTTCTGGAATTGCTTTGTGTAAATTGATTAAGCAGTATTTATTTGCATATTCTACCAAGTAATAGTGATAATTTTTAAAATGATCGTTTAAAAACACATTCTCTATTTTTCTATATTCTATGTTATCTCTGGGCGCAAGATAGGGTACTAATGAATTAATAATAGGCATTTTTTTTTATTCTAACGCAAAAACTCATTTATATCTAAATTATATTTTAAACTATTAATCTTATGTATACCTATTAAGTACAAAACATAACTTGCTACACTACTACCTCTGCCTACTCCCCATACAATTTTGTTTTCTCTCATAATATCTACTAGATAAATTAAAAATTGTAATAATTTATATAGCCCTAGTTTTTTATATAAAATTAATTCTGTTTTTACTCTGGCCAATTCTTGAGAAGTATTACAAAGATTCTGAACAAAAATATCTATATCTAAATTTTTATAAGAGTCAGGCATATACCAATTGTCTTGATTTTTCTTGTCAAAGTTGTCTAAGGATATGGTTTTTGACTCATATTCATTTAGAAAATTATAGTCTAAGTGTAATGATTTTATTGCTTTATTAAATTCTGTTGGGTCACTGACTAGAAAGTTATTAAACTGTTGATCTGGATTTTTGTATAAAATATTAACTAAATCATCAGAACTATAAAAACACTGACCAAAACTATCTATTTTCATTTTATCTTAATAAGACTGCTTAAATTTTTTGTGTCTTTTTGATCTAATAAAGTTTTTCTTCTGTTGTTAATTTCGTTTTGGTAATCTTCTATTAACATTTGAAGCTGCATCAACAAAGCATGATTTCTAAATCTATATGCTTGTTGTATTTTAGAATTAAGTTCCTGAAATTTTGCATGTAATTCGTCATCTTTTAATTCTGACAAATTTGGAGCAAGTGGATGCATTATAGGTCGCCCTGTTTCCTATTCTCACTTTGAAATGCGTTAAATTTACCGTCAGGATATCTTGACTGTAGTTTATTTACATTTTCTTCAATTACTTTATTAGGATCTAATCCCAGCGAACGACAGGCATTGATCCAATAAAAAATAATATCTCCCAATTCACGCATTAAATGAAATTTAATATCTTCATTATACTGTTTGCCTTGAAAAACAAGTTTTTTAACAATTTCGTTAAATTCGCCGCCTTCACTAGATAATCCCATGCCTGCAGTTAGTAACAAACTGATATTAACTGGAATACCGTTTTGAGCAGTGGTTGCTTCAATGTCGTAAAGCCTGCCTGCCATTGTTTTAAGGTAATTAGACTCATTACTTGTGACTTGATTTACAAATTCTGTATATTTGTTAAGATCGATATTCATTTTTAATCCTATAATAATTGTTTGTTATTATAAACAATAAAACGAACTAAATCAAGTGATTCTATACCAAGTAGAAGTGTCATCATAATATACCCATTCACCGCCACCACTTGTCGAACCAGAGGTTAAGCCGCCAATTAATGTTTGACCGCCGCTTACAGTATGAGTTAAGGTTGTAACAGCAACACCAAACGCTAGTTTAATCGCTTGTCCATTATATGGATAAGAAGGCATTATTAAGGTATAACTGCTAATTGTACTTGCTGCATTGCAAATTACTACTCCACAAGTATTGGGAATTGTCTGACTGCTGCTATTCACCATGGTAACATACAATAGCCCATATGCACTGCCTCCACACATATCTGTTAATCCAGTTACAGATATGTTCCCCACATTTGCATTGCCTGTTACACTTAAACTACTTAAATTGCCCACTAAAGTAATATTACTTTGAACAGGTGTCATTATTGTGCCGTATATATTTGCATTGGAAATAACATTTCCCGCAGTGAGATTGCCCGATAAACTTAAACTAGTGCCAGATGTAACTAAAGTAGTAGCAATAACATTATTTGCATAAATGTTACCAACTATTTCCCCATTTACATTTGCCACAGTAATAGATACACCCGTAACTGTGGTGTTATTAATTAATTTGGTTACAGTTAAATTGCCTTGGAAAGTATTATAATTTCTATTAAGATCTACTATATTAATAGATGTTCCCTCATCACTGGTGCCTAGTTCGAAAATATATGTTCCTATTTCACTAAACGATACAGTATTGCCACTTATACCAGCAATTGCTGTAATATTTTGAGATACTTCTGCTGGAAAAGTCACCGTGTAATTAGCATTAGGCACCGTAATTGCCAAACGCATTCTTGTTTGAACACTGGGATCAGGGTCTGGCCAATTAAAAATTACATCTATAACTAAACTTCCTGCAAGAGTTATAGTTTGATAACTACCTTTTGCAAAATCTATTTCCAAAGTACCTGAAACAGAACCAATATCATAAATTGTTTCTCTAATACCCAAAACTTCTGCATTCCTAAATGGCGCACCATTCATATCATTTACTGTGGTCAATACAGTAGTATTGCCTGATAAATTGGACTTAAAAATGCCTTTATTTTGTAGATCCTCTATTTCACTTTTAGCATAAGTGAAATTATTTTTTATGTTAGTAAAGTTGGTTCTAAACCCGCTACTGCTATTGTCCCTACCTGCGATAGGATAATTACCATCTATACTACCTGAATTAATTTGGCTAGCCATTTATATAAAACTCCGGATTAATAATATTTATGATAAAATATTTGTTTGTGGAAACTTAAGATACTCTGTGCCTTTGCCTGGAGTAAGATAAAGATCTTGTTGTACATGACTGAATTTAGCATCCGCTATATTTGCACTACTATTAGCAAATAATGTTAGACTACTAGCACTATTAATTGTTTTAACAGTGCCAATTACATCATCATTTACTAATATGGTATCTCCTAATTTAAGTTCACTATCAAATTTAGTAGTAATAACCTTTGTAGTAAATGCCTGTGTTGAAAATGTGCTTAAAGAATTAGAGCTAAGTTGTAAATTGGTATTACTATATATTCTTTCAACTGTGCCAATTAATGCACTAGAAACATAAATTAAACTATCTTTTTGTAATTCTGTAGCAAATAAAGTGTTTAAACCTGTAACATATTGACTATTAGTGCTACCTGAAATAAATCCTGAACAAACTGCATTTCCTGTGTTGCCTGTAATTAAATTGCTTTCTATATTGCCCGATATAAGGCCAGTAGCATTGACAAACGGATTTAGTGTAAGACTTGTATCCCACTCGTACCTGTCAATAGTAAAATTAATAAGATTAAATTGATCTAAATATTGTCGTACTCTAAATGCCACTTTTTCACTTTGATCAGGCAAGGTATAGTATAAAACTAATGCTCTGGTAAATCCTAATACACGGCCATCTGCTTGCCTACTAGTCATCCAACTTGGTAACACACCTTTGTCTTCATATCCAATATTTGTTTCTAATCTTTTGACCATATTAGTAAAACTATTTGGATAAACATTATTAATATTTTCCTGATTAGTTGGCCATTGTATTGCTAAATTGGGACCTAATCCGTCTTGATTGACCTGCTGATCTATAATTTCTATATAAACAACTTCATAGGTAGTATTTAAATTGTCATCTGTAGCTTTAGCGGTTTTAATGTCACCAAATAATAAAGTTTTCCAATAGTGATTGAGTGTCATTGCATTTATATATTCAGTGGCAGTATTTTCTTCTAAACCAGCTAAAAATAGAACTTTTGCAGAATTATTTCTACCAAACCATAAATCACTTGGTCTATATAATATATCGTCTGTAGCTATATTTTGATTGTTAAGAATATTATCAAAAATTTGTCTTTGATCTAACTGCGGTAATAAATTAATATACAAGTTCTCATATGGGTTCGCTGTTCGTTTAACTACTTGTAATCTAAATGTGCGTGAACTATCTGAATATTCTGTGTTTTGATTATAAGGCACAACTGTAAAATTAGAAACTAAATTTGCGTAAACATAATTAGATTCATAAAAACTAGGTCTGCCTATAATAAGACCATTTGATGTTAAATCAAGCCCAGGTGGTAAAGTGCCTAAACTATTACTGGCAAGCTTATAATTTAACGCTTGATTATTTGATGGTATAGCTGTTAAGGCTAATTCACTTACTTCGCCTGCATATATAGTGCCCAAGTTTGCTTCTGTTGCCCAAGTTATACTATCATTAAGTTGACCAAGTAATCTTATGGTGTATACTTTTTCATCACTATTGTAGTCTGAATCATCTGTTTTATATGCTTGAGCTGTAAATGTATAATCTGTATAATTTAAATTGGCTTGCGCTACTTGTCCTGTTATCCATCCTGTGTCTGTACTTAACGATATACCAGTTGGCAATGCGCCATTGGTAATATTGTAACTTAAATCATCACCATCTAAATCTATAGCATAAAGTTGATAGGCAAAATTATCTTGTGCTTTAATATTGCCTATAATGCCTGGTTCTGTGTAAAGTATAGGATCATATAATGTTGTGTCGTCTGCGGTAACAACACCTATGTTGTCTGCAGTAATTATATCTGTATCTGCAGTTAATGCAGATCTGTCGTATACATAAATGGTATAAGTTTCTAAATCTTCGTTAACACCATCACTGGCTGCAATTCTAAATTGATAATTTCGACTTGTACTTACACCCGCATAGTCCAGTAAATAAAGATCAAATTCACTTAAATCGAATCCAGCAGTAGTGGCCTGTTGGTTGTTGGATATAGGTAATATGTATCCTTGTATAGCCCCATTAGCATAAAGTTGTATGCCTGGTGGTAATGTTCCGCTTGCCAAACTAAAAACTACATCTGAACTTACCAAAGTATCTGAAGCTGTTAGTAATAGATTAGCATACTCTCCTGCAATGTATGTGCCTAAGCTTGTGCTAGATGGGTCAATAACAGGTGCGCTTATTGATGACACACTTAAAGAAAATGCCCTGTCGTTCACTGCGCCATCATTTGTGCTAAGTCTTACAGTAAATTCTTTAGTAGTAAATTTTTCGATTTCTACTGTGTTAGAATCAGTTACTGGGTTGCCAGATATAAAACCGCCACTTGTGATAGTTAATCCACTAGGCAGTTCTCCAGCAATAAGACTATAGTTTACGGGTCCAGCATCCAAATCTTGACCTTGAAGTTGTAGTTCAAAATAATCTTGAGCTGCAACTATACCAAGACTGCCTGCTTTTGTTATCCAAATGCCAGACATATTATGATATTACCAACCAATTACTACCGATAGAGAAGAACTTAAGGCCTATGTCTGTAGCAGTTACAGTTGATGTAGATGTGTTAGTATTAGAATAAATTGTACCATGGCCTACTGAAGTGTTTACAATGGCAAATTTGCCAGAATTGCTTGGGTCGTGTGTTCTAACTGTGATAAATGCATTTGCCATTGTAGCACAATTGGGCAAAGTGATGCCAATATTACTTGAAGGCACACTTACATTTGCTATTACTATAGTTTGAGTCGTAAGGACGGTATTGGCGGTAATTACTACTACATTACCATATAGTTCTGTAAAGTTTTGATTTACCTTAGTGAAACTGGTTCGTATTGCATCACCAGTCCCATCATTGGCTACAGTGCCAATATTAATTAATTGTTGTGACATTTGTGGACCCTTTTATATATTTATCGGTCCAAAAACAAATATTATTATAATCTGCTATTAATTACTTGCCAATTTATAATTTTCCAGAATCCATCAATGTATGCTTTTTTGTCACTTTGATAATCTAGGGCCCAGGCATGCTCCCAAAAATCTAAAAGAAGGAATATATCTTTCCTAATTTCATGATTAACAATAGTTTTAATAGAGCCTGATTTGCTTAGATAAATCCAGCCTGACCCTTGAATTTTCATAGCTTCTTGAGCAAATTCTTTTTTAAATTTCTCAAAAGTGCCATATTTACGATTAATCAAAGCTTGAATAAATCCAGTTGGTTCGTTTACGCCTTTAGGTTCATAAAATTGAGAAAATAGGATATTATGTAAAAATGCTCCTGCTTCGTTAAATTTAGGATCACCTTGTCCTGAATTATATCTATCTACATACCCTTTAGCAAGTTTGCTGTAATGATAATCTAAAGTATCTTTACTGAGAACTGGTTCTAAATCAGTTTTTTTATAAGTTAAAGGCAATAATTCTAATTGTTTTTTGCTTTTAGCTTCTATTAAGTTTAGTAAATGTCTTTCATTATTCATACAAATATTTAGCGTCGGTACATTATTCTACCTTTACTCATATCATATGGACTAATTTCCATACTTACTGAATCTCCAGCAATAATTTTAATTTCATTTTGCCGTAATTTACCGCCTAAATATGCTACAATTTCATGTTCGTTTTCGTTAAGTTTAACTCTAAACATAGCATTGCCTAATACTTCTGTAACAATACCATCAAACTTCAATGCTTCTTCTTTTGCCACTTTTTAAAAATTTCCTTTATATAAGATTAACCGCGACGCATTCTGGCCATGTCTTTAGCTTCTGAATCACTAAAAACAGGCACAGCATTACTCTTGTGTAAAGTTCCAATACCAATAATATTAGAACCTGTATACATTTGAACTGGTTTACTACTAATTGCACCCTTTTGTTTGCTATCAATACTGGGGATATGTTTTCTTGGCTCTCTGCCAGGAGGGTATTTGGGACGCAAAGCTTCCGCACTACTAGGCTTAGGTGCAAAGGACACTTTACTCATTGACTGCCATTGTTTCATATTGTTATTCCAAGACTGTGCTAGTTCTTCATGTTGCTTCTTAGCAGCAGCACTAGCCCACTTCTGTTTACCACGCCGTTTGCCATTCAAAGTCAACGACGGATGATGAAGATGCATTGACATTTATTTTGTCCTAATTAATGAAACCATATTATAACAAAATTAGAATTTTTTGTCAACCATTTGTAGAGTAATTTTTTTATTCTCTGTGGGTACCCAGTCTGGCCCACATATAATAACATCATTGTCTAAAATAAAAACATGATTTGTATAATTTTTTTTCAGCACTTCTACGATTTCTTTCTGTGTTTTGCCTTGTGCAATAAAAGTGTCTTTATCTGAATCAAACCAATAAATCTGTGAGCCATGTTGTTCTTCTTTAACGGCATGCACTACATTATTCAAATATTGTTTAAATTCATTCCTTGCCTGTGCTTTAACTTCTTGACTGATAGAAAAAAAGTTCCAAGCAATTTTTGCTAGCAAATAACATAGACCAAAGTTAAAAATAAACTCTAATAAATCTTTCATAATTCGTTTTTTTGAGTAACCCTGTGTACACTGTTTTTTAGGACCTCACTAAAGTTTAACGCCTGTTGTGGTTTCATAATAGTAGTTTGACTATATTCAACATAGCCATGTACCCAAACATTCCAAGTGATTTTAATACGGTGACTGATAGCGTTGAGAAACCCTCGAACATAATAATTGATTTGATATAGTAGTTCATTGTCTATACTAAAACTACTATGTCTTTTGAAGGGGTCTTCCCACCAAGGGGTTCTCTGTAAAGTATAGGTTGACACTGTGACTTCACAATCATCGTTTTCCACTGTGAATTCTATAGTGTCATCAGGATTACCACAAATACAGGGCACTTGATAACTTTCATATCCCGGATATTGAGCAGTTTTTGTAATACCTTCTGCTGGTTCTTGAGGTTTTAGGTCCACAGACTTCTCCTAATTTTAATTAAACGGATAAGCATTTGTTCATCTTCTGCGTAATAGTCTTCTTCAATTTTATGGCAAAGATCTAGTGCAGTCCTAGTTTCTGCTTCTTCCTCGGCAGTGTTATTTTCCAGGTCTAGAAAATGTTTTCCAGACTCTCTACGGCGATCACAAATAGCAGTCCAACCACTAGCATCATGTGGATCTGGACGATTTGGGTAAACTTCAGTCCACCAACGGTATAGTTCTAGAATTTCTTTAGCCTTTTGTGCTTGGAAGGTAGGTTTGCCGTAGTCTGGATCGTCTTCTGCTGTCCCCCAACTACCATCATTAACTAGACTCATTTCCCAAGCAAGATAATCTAAACCTGCTTGGGTATTACGCCAAGTACGCCAACGGAACCAACCCGCACCCCAAAAAGGAACCTTGTACTTTTTTCTAGCTTCTTCGTCCCATGCAATATGTTTCCATGCTAGTTCAACTTCGACGAATTCGACCAATTCAGCGAAAAGGCAAGGAAGAATACGATCCCCCAAATCACGCCAAGTGCCAGGTCTAATGTGGCTTGGGTGAGCAGTAAGACTATGAGTGCGGCTAATGAAACGGTTATTGATATAATATTTAATTTCATAAAGTTTGTCCGGTATATAATAGATATATTTTTGCACAGCATCTAATGCTTCCTCTGCAATCCAATATCGAATAGGGTGTTTAGCTTTAGCTTCTTTGTTCCATAGATGCCAGCCTTTACCCGTTTCAGCTGTTGGCTTTGCAGTGCCTCTAATTTTATCTGCAAATTTAGTACAACTCCAGTAGCGACTTCTAGTACGCATTATACTCTCTTATAAGTTTGTTTGAAAGTGTCTGCCTTTACTACACCATAATCTCCAAGCCCATGGCGTACAATTACATCTACTTCTGGATCGTAATGTAATGTTTCTCCCCAACTAGTTTTAACAGATCCAGAATGGTCTGCAACCTTAGCTAATTTAACAATTGCTTTAGGTGTTGCAGTACCATCACCATTATCAGTTTTTAATTCATTAAAAGTTTCTGGCGGCATACTATACTTGCCACCTTGTGGATCTGTTAAAATATAAAACCCTTTGTCATACTTTTGTGTTTTGCCTTTTCCCTCCCTGTGATGTAGCTCACCTGGTTCAGTGGTAATTACAAAAGGCTCGCGAGCAGAGGAATCTTTATAGGCCTGGAATGCACCAGTTTTAAACCAGTCTTCTGAAATATCTTCCTGTAGAAGATTAATTATTTTTCTAATATCATTCATCTTTTGTTCCAAAGAGGTTTAACAAACTCATAAAAATATTAATAAAGTTTAAGTACAAACTCAATGCACCTAGTATTTCTGGCCCATGATCTTGTCCTTGTTCACTTACCTGTTCACGAATTTGTTGCGTATCGTATGCCGTAAGTGCCATAAAAAGAACAATTGCAATTGCAGAAATAATTGTTTGTATTAAACTACTTCCAATAAACACATTAATTATACTACAAATGATAATAGAAATCAAGCCTACTAATAGATATTTCCCCCAATTATCCAAACTTTGTTTAGTAAAATACCCATATAAGCTCATTGTACCAAAAAGCACTGCTGCTCCCATAAATGCAGTAACTATACTATAACTGGTAAACATTGCAATAATTCCACTCATACTTAGGCCCATTATTGCAGCAAATCCCATTAACAACATTAGTGCCCCTTGTTTTGGTATACCTGCATTAATAGCTAAAGGCACAATAAAAACAAATACAAGTGGTGCAAAAATAGTAATCCATTTTGTAATTGGACCAAAAAAGATTGCCATTGCTGCTGGGCTGGATGCTACTGCTAAACTTACAATCATGCTGATTACAACAGATAAAGCCATATAATTGTAAACTCTTAACATTGCTGAATTAATTTCTACTGCTGATCTATATACAATTGTATTTTCCATTTTTTATTCCTCATCTTCTTTGTCAAAAACTTGCCAACCTATTTTTAGGAAATCTTCTCTAATTTCCTCTGTAATTATACCTTCAGAAACATACCCTTTATGAATTGGGGGCTGTTTTTCATTTGTATCTTCTGGGTCTTGGTATACTTCTCTAATACCTGTACAATACCAATCTAAGTAATCGCCGTCTTCTAACATATCTGCAACAATACCCCCTGCATATCTCCAACTGCAACTCCATGTTTCAGTTTTTAAAATTGGCCATAGTTCTTGTTTTTGAAAACTATTATTACACAAAGCTGCGTATATATTTTGGGCATATGACTCTTTGGCTTTTGCTTTTTCTACAATCCAATCTGTAGTTCTTAGATCATATTCTAAATTATTCTTTTTAAAGTTGTCACTTTTTTCTTCATTCATTTTATTTTGTTCATATCTATTGTATACTTTTTCATATGTCTCAATTTGATCTTTTATCTTTTCTTCAGACATATTAGGATCTTGATTTAATCTTTGTTTAATTTTATCCGAACGGAATAAAAACTTACTGGGACTTTGTCTTAATTTTGCCATTATATTTACCTTTAATTATTGCCCCATTTTAATAAGAAAAACAAATAGTCTGTATCTTCTTTAAAGTAAAATACAACGATCCCTGTAACTTGATTGTCATAACAAACTCTATATAATTCAGCTGAAGTGGGCCCATGAACTAAATTAATATCACCAAATACCTCTTTACACCATTGTAATATATTATTTAAATTTAGTCTAGCTTTTCTTATGTTAAAAACATGTACTTTTGACATCAATCTATCCAATAAATTTAATTTTAAACAAAATATAAAGCTCAGGCTTAAGGTATAAAGCTACATTACTATCTGGGTGATCGATCATTGGGTGCCAAAGCAATGGGTCTTGATTTCTAATCCATTCAAATATTTCTGGTTTGGTAAGGATATAATTTTCCCAACTTGGGTCATCGAAGCAGTATGTTCTGCCTCCAGTTGAAAAAATTTCGTATTGATTATTTCTAGGTAAATTGTTTATTGCCATCTAAGTATAAATGCAGTAAGGCTTTGGTCTGTAGGTAAAGACACTGTCATGCCTTCTAATTTAGAATTATTTTGCGAGCACCATATCAATAACTCAGCGTGATAAAGTACCCAGAATGTATAATCTGTCAATATAATTAAATGACCTGGACTTTCATGCAAATAGCTTTCTGCTACCACAAATTTCTTATCTTTCCATGATGCAAATAAATCGTCTGAGATATGTTTCATAAAAAGTTATTAAAATTGTCCAGTATTATATAATACTTTTATAATTAACACAACTAATTTTATTTACAGGGAATTAAATGGTTTCTAAAAATTGCCCAAGCCTGATTCCAAGACCACTTTTTAGTGTTTTCTAAAACAATATCTCGTGGTAAAGTTAAACAATTGTCAATAGCATTTTTTAAATCTGTGTCTAAATATCCTGTTTTGCCTATTTCAACAACATCTATTGGTCCCTGACACGGATAAGCTGCAACAGGGGTGCCGCATGCCATAGCTTCTATCATTACAATGCCAAAAGTTTCCCAGCGACTAGGAAATACAAAAACATCTGCGTTGGCATAATAATAAGCTAGATCTAATCCTGTTTTAAAGCCTACAAATTCTACTTCAGGATATAAATCACGGTATGTTTCCATCATAGGACCATCGCCTACCATTATTTTATGACAATTAGGAAATTCTAATTGGAAAAACTCTTCTAAATTTTTTTCTTTACTAACACGCCCAACACAAAGTAATTGAATTTTGTCATTGTTTTTTTGCCTCTGGCCAGGATTAAAAATGCTTCTATCAACTCCCCTGGTCCAGGAAATTAATTGACCGTCAAACCCATGGTCTTTTAAATGTTTTACCATTGTGTCTGTAGTAGTAAGCACTTTTCCAGAATGCTTATGAAACCAGCGAATCAAAGGCCAAGTAAGGGCTTCAGGTATCCCAAAAAGTTTTCTAAGTCCTTCTGGAAAATTAGTATGATAAGCGGTATTATAGCGATAGCCGTGCTTGTCAAGATATTGTCTAGCACACAGACCAACAGGACCTTCTGTGGCGATATGGATATGATCCGGACATATCTCCTCAATCTTCTGGCCGATTTTCCGGGGATAGGCAATCTTGACTTCGTTGTAGCCAGGGCAATTAATGTAGTGGAACCACCCGGGATTAAGATATACAAAACGATAACCGTCCAAAATCGCACAAGCCTCGATATTTTTATAGGTTGTAACAACACCATTTATCTGATCCTCGAGGTTATCTGTTACAATTAAAACTATTTTTTCACGCATTCTCCTACCACCTTGAAACTAGAAAACTTTAACCAGCTAGTCATTGAGGACAAAGCTTGTTGACATTCCTTTTGACTAGCAAATTCAATCCATACTCGACCTGGAATATCCGACGGATTGTTGATGTGTACTGCTATTATTATCATCAGCCACAAGATCGTTCTCCTTGGTCCAAGTTATAATTTCCCAACAGCCGTCCCAATGTTCCACTAATGCTGTACAACTTTCTACCCAATCACCATCATTCATATAAACAATACCATCTATGTCTTTTATTTGGGCATTGTGAATGTGTCCACAAATTACACCATCAAACCCTTTCATTTTACAGTAATTGGCAAGATTTTTTTCGAACTGAAACATAAAATCTACCGCTCTTTTAACTTTTCCTTTAAGATATTTGCTTAAACTCCAATAACCAAAGCCCATTTTATGCCTAAACCAATTAAATTTTCCGTTTAAGTTTAGAATAACATCATATGCTTTGTCACCTAAAAAGCTCAACCATGGGGCCAGTCTTGTAATACCATCAAATAAGTCTCCGTGCACTACCAAATAGTGTTTACCATCTGCACCAATATGTTCTATTTGATTATGTATTTCTACCATGCCAAAACTAAATCCATATGGTATCATTGGTCTAAGAAATTCATCGTGATTGCCGGCTACATATACTACACGAGTGCCTCTTTTCGCATGTCCCAAAACACGACGAACTACATTTGTATGACTTTGTTTCCAACGCCAACGATTTTGTTGTATTTTCCATGCATCAATGATATCCCCAACGAGATATAATGTGTCACAGGTGTTATGCTTTAAAAAATTATTTAAATGTTCTGCTTTACAGTCTTTGGTGCCCAAATGAATATCAGACACAAAAATAGAACGATATGTTTTGTGCATAGCAATATTTACTGTGAATAATCTAACAAAAAAACTACTTATATTTGATTATTCGTTTTATTGCTTTCAACGCTTGTTCTGTTTCTATTTGATGATGAATATTATTTATAATAGATTCTACTTTGGCTTCATCAAAAGTATGAACTGTCCTATTTAAACTTGGACTTACAATTTTGTACTTACCAGTAGATGGACTGTAATAAGTTTGGATCAAGTTATTAGACAGCTCTTTATAAAGTACATAGTCTTCCATAATAGTTTTGTTACCTATTATGTATTTATACACTTATTATTTTAACACCATCTATCACGCCCACCTTAACCCAAATAAAGTTGCATCTTTTTCAGTTTCAAACCAAAATGTGCTACCAGTCCAAGCATAGTGATCTTTACCAAATTGTTGTTCACACCAATGATGCATTTCTTGCCAAGAATAGCTTATTGACTCGCGTGATGCATCTATACCGTAATATCCAGCATCTTGCAATCTAAGATTCCAGAATGGTTGGGTACTTTCACTGTTATTTCCTTTATCTTCGGCAATATCCCACTCTTTCCAAGCAGTAATAAAGTCAAGAATGCAGTCTAGTTTAATGCCCATTTTATTGCCAGTAGTATAGCATAATTTGCATATTTTCGTCTAATCTTTATGGTTAAACGATTAGCTGCTACATCATTGTCAGCTATTCCCCAATTCCAATCCCATCCTTGACGACCACAATATTTTTCCATTTCTGGACGATAATGATCGTTCGGATCAGCACTGAATCCTAAATCAACCCAAACTGCACCGCCCCAATCACACCAACGAGGATCATTGTGATCGACTACAATATTACCAGTGGGCCAACGAACATTAATAACCTCACCAGGCATAAATCGCCACCAAAGTTTTTGCCAAAGATTTAATCCGTAAGGGATATAATTGCCCGATTTCCATCGGAACAAACCGTAAATTTCAGATTTACTCATGACCATCTCAAGACAAATAAGGTATGATACTTTTCATCATTCCATCGTAAGAAATTACCTAAACCTCCATCAATATATTTGCCGTTTGGGTTTAATTGATCTTGTATTACCTGAATTACAGACTGATTGGTTCTATAAGCAATATCATTGCAATGGTGAAGAAAGTTTTCCCAGTAATCTGGAATATTATAAAGTGATACAATAAAGGGTTTTTTCATGACCACCTCAAGGCAAATACAACTGCATCTTGCTGATATTCAAAAAGCCAAGTCCTACCTCGTGCATGGTAATGGCCTACAATATTTGTATTGCACCAACTTTTAATTTCATAAATAAATTCACCTGTCATATCTGACCAGGGAGTAGAAATAGATACTTGTGCCCAACCCATTTCTCGAAGCAGTTTGATCATTATTTCCCAATCTATTTCGTCTTTAACTAATCTAGCCTGATTGTCCATTTGTTGCTGTACTAGATCTAATTTAGATGTCACGACCACCTCAATGCAAACATT